GGAGTTAAAGAATTAAGAGAGGGAACAATATGAAATTTACAGTAGATGCAAAAGAATTAGTCAAAGCATTAACAGATATACAATTGAAAGGAAAATACTTCAATGGTGCAAGTCTAACTAATAATACTTTAATAGAGTATTTTTACGCTAAATTGCACAATAATACATTGAGTTTGTGGAATTGTGATTCTATTAATTCATTGATAGTTAGAGTCAATATAACTGTTGAAGGCGATGAAGACGGAACGGTTGTTGGTAAAACCGGAGAGTTGTTAAAATACCTAAAGAAGTTCAGTGGTGATGTAGTAGTAAACTGTGGTGATATTATCACTATGACAAATAACAATAGTAAACTTTCACAACCTACTATTGCGAATCATCCTAATATGGACACATTAAATCGCATGGGTCAGCATGTCCTAAATACACACTTTGAGGAAAACCTAGAAACTTTGTTTAACTTTAACAAAGAAAAATTTGAAGGTGCATTTCAATTAGACTCAAATACATTTAGTGAAACTATGAAACTTTGTGAGTTAATTGGTAGTGGTGTTTATCACCTAAACTATGAGCATGATAAGAATAAGTTATCACTGTCTAGCGCTACTAACAACTCAAATAAGTTTGAAACTTCTATTGGGTTAGAAGGCAATATTGGAGAATCAGCAACACTAGATTTTTCTAGCCCACTACATGTATTGTTTGACAATGAAATGTTGAACTTTTATGTCAAAGATGATTTCCCGATGTTGATTATATCGGAGAATAAACTTTTGATTAAAGCACCACACTTAGCAAATTGAGGAATATAAATGATAATAAGTAATAAAAATGGAAATACAATATATAAATCTTGGAGAGTAAACGGAGTAAAACAAAGTGAGGAAGTAGAATACAGACCTTACTTCTATGTCTTATCCGATACTAAAGAAAGACCAACCTATACTATTAGTAAATACACTAATGGTAAGTTTGAGTATGTAGAAGGAGATTGGCAAGACTTAGAAGGCAACTCATTAAAGAGAGTGTATGTCGAGAAGTCATATGATATGGTAAAGGCAAGACAATGTTTTGATAAAACCTATGAGGCTGATGTTGCTTATACATTTAGATATGCGGTTGATGAAGTTAATGAAATGCCCGAATACAATATGCGTAAGTGGTATTGGGATATGGAATGGCAACAAGGAGGAGAACACCATGATGAGATTACTACTATTGTAATGTATGATAATTACGATAAGCAATACTATCAGTGGGCTTGGTTTCCTAAAGATAATGTTCTATGTGATTCAGCGCATCAGTATTTTTTTACTAGTGAAAAAGAAATGATAGAACACTTTATGGGAACTATGATTGTTAAAGACCCCGATATGTTAATTGCATGGTTTGGTCTTAAGTTCGACTTACCTAAGTTATTAGATAGAGCATGTGCTTTAGGATTGAATCCTTTAGTTATGTCGCCTTATCATAAGATAGATGGAGTTAAGCAACTTAAGAACGGTTGTAGTTTTAAGAGACAAGATGGTTATTCACCTATTGAGCAACCTATTGGTGGAAGACTTACTCTTAACTTAGACTTAGCATTTGAAAGACAATGGAATGATTCACAAAGAGGAACATTACCATCATTAAGTCTTGATTATGTTTCTAAGTTATTGTTTAATGAAGGTAAAGTAATGGACACTAAGTTTGAAGACCCTAATGAATTTTATCGTAGAGCATGGTTAGAAGATACACAAGCCTATTTACAATATGCTTTAGTAGATGTAGAACTATTAGTTAAGATAGATGAGAAGAACTATTGTAGTGAAGCAATACTATCTCTACAAAGACTACTAAAAGCACCTTTCAAGGCTTGCTTCTATGCTTCACATATGGGTAGTATATACTTTATGAGAAATGCTTGGTGGAAAGCACCTACTGGAATTAAAAGTGCTGATAGGAAAGAGTATGAAGGGGCTATGATTTATGACCCGCTTAGTGAGAATACTAATGGATTACATCTTAATGTGGCTGCGTTTGACTTTGCAGGGCTATATCCTTCAATGATGGTTGCTAGAAACATATCTTGGGAGACTAAGAGTGAAACTCCTACTGAATTTGGGGTTAATATCTTAACTCCAAGAGATTTCAGCGAACCGGAGGGCGACAGAATGTATTATTACAAGACCGATGAGTTAGGTTTGTTGCCTAAAGCAGTTCTTGAATTGAAAGAGTTACGAAACGATTACAAGAAAAGAATGAAGAACTCCGAAGGTGATGAGTATGTCAAGTGGTATAATAATCAAATGGCAGTCAAGAGACTAATGGCTTCTTTCTATGGTGTATTAGCCTATCAAGGATTTGGTTGGGCTGATGTAGATTTGGCAGCGAGCATTACTGCTAGTGCTAGAGAGGCTATTAGATTGGCAGCGTTTAAGGCTAAGGAGTTGGAAGTATGATAGATTGGAACAGTTTAGAAAAACTACTACCTCCGCATGATAATTTAGGAGACTTAGTTATAAGTGGACTAAACCGATTTAAAGAAAATGAATGCGAATACACTATTTACCGTGAAGCAAAGAACTATTGGGAAGATGATGAGCAAAAAAAATATGTTGAGAATTTACCCGATACTTGGTTTGCTTTTGTTTCCGGTGATTATCCTAATTCAAAATGGGGAGTATGTAGGTTAATAGAAGTAAAAGCAAAGGAGATGAAAGTATGAAATGCAAAAAACCATTAAAACACAATCCTCAATTTGAAGGAAAGATTAACTGCAAACAATGTGAAAGAGAAGCAAAGGGAGATGAAAATAATGTGGGCGTGTAGAGAAGAGAATTGTGAATCATATGACAAATACAACATAGGAGACAGAAAGGACAAAGAAACTGGATATGAAGAACATTACTGTAAGTCTTGTGATGTTCCTTTAGTCCGGTATAGTCCCGACCCCGACAACCCTAAAGCAATATGGGAATGGAGAAGAGTAGGTTGGAAAACAATAAAAGAAGTTGAAGAATACGATGTCGTTGTTACTAAAACAAGAATAACATATAGAGATGTGAGGGTTGAAGATGATTGAATACAGTTTAGGAATTGTAGCAGGTTATGTTATAGCCAAAACACTAACTCCCTATTCTCCTAGTATAATAATTAAAAATTATCACATACACCATTGGATGTGGGGCAGCGTATTATTGCTTGTTATTTTGTATCTAGGAGTAGACAACTACGCATTTAACGGATTAGTAACAGGTGTAGTATTAGAGGGATTAACATATAAAAATTGGAAACTTAGGAGTGATAAAAATGGGAAACGGAGCAAGTAAAAGCATAGACAGAAAACTATTGAAAGCATGTATTGATTTAACCTTTGATGATTTAGAAGATGATAAAATATATTTTAAGACTGAATTGTATAGATTCGCAATTAAAAATTATTCTTTAGTTAGCAAACAATTAACAGGCCACACTTCTACTCAATTTACAAACTCAAGAGGGAATCCTATGCTACGAATGAAAAGCGCATTTCCCGAAACATTACTCAAGCGTTATGGTTGGGAGACTATACACAGAGCAACCCATTTCTTTGATGAAAAGGGTGTTAAGACTACCAAAATCTTACCTAAAATTAGGAGGATTAAAGATGAATAAGTATTTTGAAAAGTGGATAAAAGAAGAAATACAAAGAACAGATGGAGAGTTCACTGCAAGACAAATCCTCGATAAAATTATTGAATTGAAAGGAAACTCAATACATATTGGAGATGCCTATGCAGCAACATGGGTTTGTAAGAAGCATTCAAAAAGGGTAGGTCGTGGCCTGTTCGTTAGGAGAGGGTTAAATGACTAACTCATTGAAAGTTTGTTCACAATGCAATATACACCTTTATGATAAAGACATTGAAAATAATAAGTGTATTGCATGTGGAATGGTGGTGATTGAATGAATTGTTATTCATGTAACCGAAAAGTTAGGATATTACATCCTAACAAAAAAGAGTGCCATGAGTGCATCTCTTGGAAAAATAATAGAAGGAGAAATAAAAATGTTTAATTTAGATGAATTGATAGAAGTACAGACAACAACCAATGACACTTTACAAGAGTTACTGGATAATGTAAAAAGGAGCAATAAGATATTGATGATGGTTAATATTGTCAATATTGCTACTATCATTACATTGCTAGTGGTGGTACTATGAAGTGGCCTTTGTATGAAGAAGCAGAATCATTTACAAAATGGTTTCAAATGAATGATGAGTTGAGTCCAATAATTATATCAGTATTTTATTTTCTTTATCTAACAGCAGCGTTTTCTTGGTTAGTTTATAGGCCTATAAAATATATAAAAGAAAGAAAGAAAAAAGAAAACTTTTGGAACCAATACAACACAGGAGGAATCTAAATGGATGTAGTTTATGGACACACAGATTCTATTTACATCAAAGTAGATTCTATAGAACAGGCACATGAAAGTCTAAAAGAGATTAACTCTTTTGTTAGGGAGTTCTTTCCTAATGTATTACAATTAGATGAACACCCTGTAGTATTAGAGTTTGAAAAATATTTTTCTTCTTTGGGTGTGGGAGTTACTAAGAACAGAAACGCAGGTTTGATTTCTTGGGAAGATGGAGTTTTTCTAGATGAACCTAAATTTACAATGACAGGATTTACTGCTAAGAGAGTTTCCGAAACACCACTATCGAAAAGAATACAAACTGATGTTCTAAAAATGTGGGTAGAAGGAAACACTGAAGACGAAATAGTAGGCTACTGTAGAAGTGAATACTTGAAAACATTGAACGGAGAAACGCCTATTACAGATGTTGTAAAGAGAAGCAGACTCAAAGAAAACAGGTTTGCATTGAAATGTTCTTGTGGGAAAAAATACAACTTGCTTGAAATATATGATTTGGAATACTGTTCTAAGTGTGCTAAATTAAAAAAGCATTTCACAACATTGGATGGAAAAAGGCCATCTATCGGTTCGGGAATTGCCGGTATGTTATACGGACATGAAGAATTAGGTTTTACCTATGACGATTCTTATGTCTTTATGAAAATAATTCCTAGTGGGTTTTACACTAACCCTTTGACAGATGAAAGAAAGGCTGCTGAATGGGTAGCAGGTACTACCTTTTCCGATTTGGAAAAATTTACTCCGGATTGGGGACACTATGCTGAACAAGTAATTAGTAAAGCAAAACCTATTTTTGAAGCAATGGGTTGGGAAACAATAAAAATAAAAAATAAACAAAAGACACTAAGCGAATGGTGGTAAAAATGAATGAATATGAAACAGAAATAAAAAGCATGAAAGAATATACTTATCAGTGGATTCCGGAAAATTACAGCGACCCTACAGAACCTATATTGAAAATAACAAAGTCTTCTTTGGGGTCATTCGATTGGTGTCCCAAAAAGTATGATTTTAGTTATCAACAAAGATTGCCTCAAGACCAAACAGAAGCAATGAGAAAGGGAACAATAATGCATAATGCAAGAGAAGATTTCTTCAATGAATTCGATATAGTAAAGGCAGAAACCATGAATAGTGAAGAGTTACTAGACTACTGTTCTAGTTTATTTCCTGTAGACGATTATTTTGAAGAGTATCAAACAATTGCAGTATTTGAATCTCAAAGGTTTATGGATGCCTTGAAAGAAGGTAAAACAGATGAGTTTTTGCCTGTATGCAATGAAGGAATGTTTGATTGTGAGATAACTATTTCTGCCGATACTAACCCTAAATATCCTCTAAGAAGAGACTATGTAGTTCATTTACAAGGTATTATTGATAGAGTATTCAAAGAAGGAAACGGCTACATACCTATGGAATTTAAAACAGGACCTTGGAAAGACTACAAGGCAACCGGAATGAGAAAGGAAATGGCCTTTTACAAATTATTGATAGAGAACTCTAGTGAAGCAGTTTTGCGAAACGCCGGTCTAGAACCAAATGTACCTGTTACTCATTGGTCTTGGTACTACCCAATTTCAAATTATATCTTTTGTGAAGAAGCAACTAACGCTTACAGAAAAAATAATGTCAAAAAGGTTATGCAAAATATCGCTAAATTGATTCATGCCTATGAACAAAAACTCTTTGAAACAAAGTTCTACTACAAGACTTGCGCCCACTGTTCCTTTTTTGGATTGTGCGATGCAGCAGAAGAAAATACATGGTTGTGATTATATGGATAATATGCAAAAAATAGCCTTTGATGCAATAACTATTTTGTCCCACTTGGGCAAATATGACACTGAGGTTATGGGATATGCCATAGCCTTGCTTAATAGATATGAAGGTGCTTTGAATGAATAAATCAATCATAGAAGCATTGGTTAAGTCTAGAACTTGGTCTTTTGCAGAAATAAGTAATATGAAAAATACTATTGAAATTCTTTGCGATGAAATCTACAATGAATCTAAACTCATTGATAGATTTGAAATGATTAGAGACATTAAGATAAATGATAGATTCGTTGGTTTTACCTTTGAGGATTGTGTTAGAGAAGCCACTAAAATAAAATTGAGTGGTGAAATTGCAGAGGTAATTACCGATATGCTGAGTGAGGCTACAATTAGTTTCGATGTAAATAAAAATGGAGGAGATAAAAATGAAATATCCGAGAGAAGTATGGGCGGGGAGTCACATAAAAAACGCTCCACAAATGAAAAGAAAAATAGTAAAGACAAAAAGTGAATATGTGAATTTCATAAAAGTTCAAAACAATAGAACTAATGTCTATACTACAGTTTATGATTTTGGACTATTTGCAGAAACAGCAAAGGTTGATTCATCAGTAATCATTGACAGAATATTCTTTGACTTTGATGCTCATGAAGATGAATTAGAAAGCGCACTAAACGATTTGAAGATTGTTCTAGAGTATGTGAGTAAATATCAACATACTATTTTCTTTTCCGGTAGGGGCTTTCACCTTTTTGTTTTTGGAAAGCAGGTAGACAATATAAGAGGAATACAGGCCTACTTTAGAGAAGTCAAAGAATATCTAGATTCTAAGGTTGGAGATGAAAATTCACTAGATGAAAGAGTGGGTCAAGTAACTAGATTGAGAAGAGTACCCAACACGGTTAATCTTGCTAGCGATAATGGAAACGGTATTCCTTATTATTGCATACCGATATTTCAAGAAGATGTAGAAAAAGGATTAGAACACATACTAGAAA